GCACAACAGGACACCCCCCCTGCCTTTCTGTTCAATTTATCCCCGAAAATGACGGAAACGGTTCACAAAGGCCCGATGACTGGTAATGTGTAGAAAATGACCCTAGAACTCGTACAAAGCGCGCCAGCCCTTACAGGGGCTGTCTTACCTAGGCTGCATACGCCATGGGTGGAAGGCGAATCTAAGGTAGATGCCATTATTGAACTTGCCGAACGTATCGGCCAGCCCCTACTTGAGTGGCAAATTGTAATTCTGCGAGATATGTGCGCCGTAGATGAAAATGACATGTTTGTAAAAAAATCTAGCTTGTTGGTTTGTAGCCGCCAGTCAGGTAAAAGCCACGTTTTGCGTATGCGCGTATTAGCTGGGCTGTTCTATTTCGGTGAGATGAATATCCTCATTATGAGTTCGCAGATGCTCATGGCCTCTAAGTCGCTTGAAATCATGGCAGGCATTATTGACCGTAACGAGTTCCTGCGCCGCGAGGTAAAAGGCGGCAATATCGAAAAGGCTTACAAGCGCACTAATGGCAATAACAGAATTATCTTAGAATCAGGGGCAGAGGTTCGAGTAGTAGCTGCGACTGCAGACTCTAGCCGTGGTTTAACCGCCGATGTAGTTTGGATAGATGAGCTGCGCCATGTCGGTACAGAGGCGTTAGATGCTGTTAAGAGTACAACCCTAACTCGCCCCAATTCGCAGCGGTTCTATACATCCAATGCTGGATTTAAGGATAGCCACGTCTTAAACGATATGCGCGAAAGATCATTAAACAAGCCGCCTAAGTCGGTGGGCTATTACGAGTACAGCGCGCACGATGGCTGCGATATATGGGATAGATCAGCCTGGGCGATGGCTAACCCGTCATTAGGGTTGCTTATAACTGAATCCGCGATGGAAGAAATAGTAGCTACATCGGATTACAGCGCGGTAATGACTGAGAACTTATGCAAGTGGGTAGGCACAGATTTATCACCGTGGACACCTGGCAGCTGGGATGAGTGTGCCGATCCTGATCTAATTATGTCACCTGGTATGTATTCCATGTTTGCCTTTGATATTGAGCCACACTCTAAACGCCATGCAGCTTTAATGGCTGGGGCTATATTGCCCGATGGCCGTATTGGTATCAGCCTGGTTAAGACGTGGGAATCTGATCGCGCTATTGACGAGCTAAAGATTGCGGTAGATATAAAGGCTTATTGCGATGAGTGGATGCCTAAGCAAGTGCTGTTTGATAAGTACACAGGGCAAGCTATTGCCGATCGCCTGCATGTATCAGGCGTAAAGGTAGAGGATTGCTCAGGATCGCAGTTCTACGTTGCCTGCCAGACCTTTAAGGATTACATAGACAATAAGCGCGTAGTTCATGGCAATCAAGAATTCTTAAATGAGTCTATGGATAACGTAGCTGCTAAAAGCAACGATCAAGCCTGGCGTATCATCCGCAAACGCAGCAGCGGCAGCGTAGCCGCGCCGATTTCAGCGGCCATGTTAGTAATGCATTTATCTAAACCAATGCAAGAGGCTAAGATATACGCCTAGCTTTTAAGCCAATCAGTTAATAGCTTTACAACTATATGACTTACCGTGTCATTTTGCGCTGCAGCTTTAGTTTTAACCGCATCCCAAATTTGTTGGGAAATCCGTATTGATCTAATAGGTGTAAAGCTCATCGGTGGCACGGGCTGGCAAAATTAGAAACAATTAGCCATCCTCCAGCTTTATCGGTGTGTAGTTCTGCATATTCGCCTTGTGCCTCTAAATAACCTAATGCTGCTGCTGCGTTAATAAACGTATCAAAGAAATAAGCCCATTTGAAGTTATAATCTGGCATTGGATCAAAACGCCCATCTTGAGCTTTCCAGTCTGCGCTATAGTCTTGCCAAGCCATTGAGTTATCCCATAAATACTCGAAATAAACATCGTTGAGATATAGATCAACTTTTACTTTATCCATTTTTAGCCCCTTAGTTAGTTACTGCCTGTGAGATAACTATAGCCTTTGTGCATACAATGTCAAGACAGCGACACGCCGTAAATATAAAGAATATGCGCGACACGCCCACTCAAATCGGATATGTGCTTGACATTTTGAGAAAATCCCACTTATGGGATTACTGGAAACTTTAGGCTTAAAGGGTAAGGCAGAGGTAACTGCCCAGTATGCCCCTGCCATTATGGATAGCACCTACGGTGCTGGCATGTATAGCTATAACAGCGGCATTTCAAATTATGGTTATGGCGTTGCGATGGATCGCAATATTGCGTTGCAAGTACCTAGCGTTAGCCGTTGCCGCAATCTAATTGCAGGCGTTATATCTAGCATTGATTTAGGATTGTATAAAAAATCTACAGGTAAAAAATTAGAAAACCCATTATGGTTAGATCAACCTGATATACGCCAACCACTTAGCGTTACTATTGCTTACACAGTAGATGCGCTTTTATTTTATGGTGTTGCATATTGGCGCGTTACTTCGTTGTATGCAGATGATCTTCGCCCATCGGGTTTTGAATTTATTCCAAATACTCGCGTTACCGTAACTACAAATAAATACGGCGATGAAGTTCAATATTATTCAGTTAATGGCATACAAGTACCTATGGATGGTATTGGTTCGTTAGTTACTTTCCAATCATTACTACCTGGCGTATTACAAACTGGCGGCCGTACTATTCAAGCTGCGTTAGATATTCAAAAAGCTGCAGCTGTAGCGGCAGCCACACCGATGGCTACCACGGTGCTGAAAAATACTGGTGCCGACCTTCCTGAAGCACAAATTCAAGGTTTATTAGCTGCGTGGAAATCGGCTAGACAAAATCGCAGTACTGCATATTTAACTAGCACTTTAGAGGCGCAAAATATTGGCTTTAGCCCTAAAGATATGACCTATAACGAAAGTAGCCAATACCTTGCTACTGAGATTGCGCGTTTAATGAACGTGCCTGCCTATTACATTTCTGCAGATATGAATAACAGCATGACATATCAAAATATTTTAGATGGCCGTAAAGAATTTGTAGCTTACTCATTACAGCCATACATAAGTGCCATTGAAAACAGGCTCAGTATGGATGATCTAACCGCGCATGGAAATCGTGTGCGTTTTGCGATTGATGAAACTTTCTTACGCGCAGATACTATGGCGCGTTTAGATTCAATAGAAAAAATGCTAAACCTAGGTTTAATAGATGTAGCGCAAGCGCAAGAAATGGAACAGCTAACGCCAAATGGATCAGGAGATACAGTAAATGTTGCACCTAACGTTTAATAACGCAATCGAGGCGGCCGATGGAGATCGCCGTATTATTTCTGGAAAGATCGCACCGTATAACGAGGTTGGCTATACATCTGCTGGCCCTGTTGTATTTGAACGCGGCTCAATTTCAATTCCAGACGAAACAAAGATAAAACTACTTATGCAGCACCAAAGTACCCAACCTGTTGGGCGCATGGTTGCCAATAGTGTTCAAGATAAATCAGATGGCATTTATGCATCGTTTAAAATTTCAAGTAGCACCCGTGGACAGGATGCGCTTGTACTTGCTCAGGAAAACCTAGTATCAGGCTTATCCGTAGGTGTGGATGTAACCGCATCTAAGCCGATGAAAGGTTACCTGTTAGTCACCGCTGCAGTCCTCAAAGAAACCAGCCTTGTGGAGTCGGCTGCATTTTCCAGCGCAGCGGTTACTGATATTGCAGCTGCTAAAGCTGCATTAGAGGCAGCAACAAGTAACAGCACAAAAACAACAACGATTAATACGACGATCGTAGAAATCGAAACCGAAACCGAAAATGAAAGCGAGGAAGCTGTGACTACAGCCCCTATAGATACACCAGATGTACCAGCAGAAAAATCAGTTGAGGCTGCACCAGTTGAGGCATCTCGCCCAATTATTCGCCCATCCGTATTAGACAGCCAAACAGTTCGCACACCAATTACATCTATGGCTAAATACACAGAGCATAAGATCAAGGCCGCCATGGGCGATCGTGATTCAATCCTTTATGTAACAGCTGCAGATGATTCTTTCAGCACTAACCCTGCATTTAATCCAACACAGTATTTATCTGAGTTTGTATCTAATACAAACTTTGATACACCAATGATTAATGCACTTTCACAAGGTGTATTACCAAATTCTGGTATGACGATTTCAGTACCTTCTTTGGTTACCTCAAGTGGCGGTCAATCAGGTGTTGCACCTGTTGTAACTGTTGAAGCCGAAGCTGGCGCAGTTCAAAATACAGGCATGGTTACACAATATTTAAATGGAACTGTTAAAAAATATTCAGGCATGAATACGCTAAGTATTGAGTTGCTTGAAAGATCAGATCCGAATTTTTATCAGGAATTGACCAACCAGTTACAGCGAGCTTATTCTCTTGCAACAGATGCAGCAGTAATTGCAGATGTTGTAGCAGGTGGCGTACAAGGTACTGCAGTAGCAGCTACATCTGCTGGAATTATTTCTTATGTTTCAACAGAGTCTGCAAATGTTTATAAGAACACTAGCTACTTTGCTAAAAACTATGTGGCCGGGCCATCCCAATGGAGTTTATTAATGGGCGCGACCGATAGTACTGGAAGACCAATTTATAACGCTGCGATGCCGATGAATAGTGGCGGACTTGCAACACCTACATCTATTCGCGGAAATGTTTTGGGATTAGATTTGTATGTTGATCACCAAATGGTTTCTACAACTATTGACGATTCTGCATTTATTGTTGCACCTGAAGCGATGACTGTTTACCGCAGTCCGCAGGCTTACATGTCAGTTAATGTAGTAAGCAATCTGCAAATTCAAATTGCTATCTACGGCTTTATGGCAACAATCGTAAAGATGCCTAACGGTCTAGTTCGTTACAACCTAACCTGATAAAACCCTAATAGTTGGTAGGGCATTAGCCCTTTGCCCTACCAACCCCTACTAAGTAAGGAGTACCGATGCCAGCTAGTTACGTTACCGTAGCCGAGCTACGTGCCAATTTAGGTATCGGTACTCTTTACTCAGATAGTACGGTGGAAGAAGTTTGCCAATCTGCTCAGGATCAAATAAATAGTTTTCTATGGTTTGATTCTGCCCCAGTTGTAGGAACTGCATTAGTAAATAACGTTGCTACCGTAATGATCGCCAACCCTGGCATATTTACCGCTACAGAGTCGGTAACGATTGCTGGGGCTGGATCAACTTTTAACGGCACTTATACAATTACGGGCACTATTCCTTTTTCAACAGGTACAGCTAATATCTTGCCTGCATTTAATCTTCAGCTAAATTATTTCCAATACCCGCAGGGTTATAGCTTTATCCAATATGCAAAGACTGCAGCTAATCAGAATTTCCGCCGTGTATTGCCTTATGGAACTGCTACAGGCGAGGATACAAAAACAGCCACTTACGTTAATACGCCAAGTGTTAGAGAAGCGGCGATGATCTTGGCAGTTGATATTTGGCAGGCCAGGCAGGTCAGTCAGACTGGCGGCGTAGGTTTAGACGGCATGAGCATTAGCCCGTATCGCATGGGTAACAGCATGATCGGCAAAATTAGAGGCCTCTTAGCCCCGTACCAAAATCCGAACAGCATGGTGGGTTAAATGCCTACACCTGCTATTACTACGTTACGCGCAACAGTTGCAGCTGCACTTACCAATGCTGGCGTGTGGAGTACGTTTGATTTTCCTCCAGCGACAATTCTCGCAAACAGTTGCATCGTGGCCCCTAGTGACCCTTATTTGGAAACTAGCAATAACAGCCAATCCGTTATCTCACCTAAAGTAAACCTGCGGATTATTTTATGTGTGCCAATGTTCGATAACCAAGGAAATTTGAACGGCATCGAGGATTTTATTGTACAAGCGTTCAACAAACTATCTTCATCTGCGATAGTTTTTAATATAAATAGTGTTAGTGCGCCAACGGTGCTAAACGCAGCAAGCGGCGATTTACTAACTGCAGATATGTCCATAACCGTACTATCAAGTTGGAGTTAAAAAATGCCTGATAAAGATACAGAGTTAGCCTGGCTAATTAAAGTTGGCCAAGTGAAAGAAAACGCAGCACCATCTAAAGCCACTACAAAAACAGACGAGGAATAAACAAAATGGCAATTTATCTTAATAACAATGTTGGCATTAAACTTGCCACAGCAGCCGCGCCAACAGTACCTAGCATTGATATTTCTAGTTATGTAACGGCAATTACCCTTACACAAATTTGGGATGAGCTTGAAGTCACAACCATGGGCGATCTCAGTCATCGATTTACGGCCGGCCTCCAAGCTGCAACCCTGAGCATCGACTTTTTAAACGATTGGGCGTCATCTCAGGCTATGCAGACACTAAATGCTGCAGCTGGTCAAACTCTAGCCGTATCAATGATTACAAAAAAGGGTACAGCCGTAGGTGCTGATAATCCTACATATCAATTTAATATCTTAGTTAATAACCTAACACCTGTAGGTAACGGTGGCGTAGCCGATGAAGCTGCATCTAGCCTTTCATTTACAGTAAATTCCGTTGTAACCGTATCACCATCGGTTCCGTTCTAACCTAAATACGAAAGGGCAAACAAAATGGCAAAACTCAAAATAACAAGGGCAACTGGCGAGGTAACTGAGCATCAGATTACGCCGTCAATCGAGTATGCCTTTGAGTTGTATAAAGGTAAAGGTTTTCATAAGTGCTTTGTTGAGGATCAAAAGCAAACCGATGTTTACTGGTTAGCTTATGAGTGTCTTAAAAGAGCAGCTGTAACTATTCCGCTATTTGGCGCAGAGTTCATGGACATGCTTGCCAAGGTGGAAGTGTTAGACGATGACCCTTTACCATAGGGCGCGACTCATTTACTTATCTGATCGCACGGATCAGTTTGGAAACAAGTATCGCGCCGCAGTATTTATTAGAACTTGATCACAGGATGTTGCAAGCGATGTTAATGGGATTAAAAGACCGTAACAAGGAGGCAAGAAATGCCAGTCGAGGTAAAGGGCGCAATAGAACTGCGTAAGGCTTTACGCGCCTATGCCCCTGATCTGGCAAAATTAGTTACTAAGGAAATGGGACTCGCCCTACGGCCAGTCGCTAAAGCTGCTCGCGGTTATGCCGTGGGCGATTCTCAAATCCTAAGTAATTGGCTACCTAAGACAAACAGCCAAGGTACTTTTCCAACTTATAGCGGTAAAGCTGTAGATGCAGGCATCGGTTATAAGACATCGCCAAGCAAGTCGAACACACGCGGCTTTAGATCGTTAGCAAAATTGTTTAATAAAAACGCAGCAGGTGCAATCTATGAAACTGCTGGCCGAAATACGCCTAATAGCGTATTTGTGCAGAACTTAAACAATAAGACAGGCGGCCAGATGAAAGGGTCGCAGAAAATGCAAGGGCGCGTTTTATATCGTGCCTATGAGGAAAACCAAGGCAAAGCTCAAGATGGCGTTCTACGCGCTATTGAACAGGCCAGAGTAAGACTTAACAGCCGATCTAAGGTGGTGAAGTAATGGCCTCGAATATAGTTATTGATATTGCCGCCGAGTTCACAGGTAAAAAGGCGTTTAACCAAACTGAAAAGGCTATTGACAAGCTAGGTAAAAGACTTAAAAGCGCGTTAATTGGCGGCTCAATTCTTGCTCTAACCAATCAGGCTATCAAGGCGTTTGCAGAGGAAGAAAAATCTGCAGCTCTACTTGCTAATACTTTAGATAATCTAGGTTTTGGCATGGCCACTAAATCGGTCGAGGCCTTTATTGGCCAACTGCAATTAGCTACAGGTGTGTCCGATTCTGAGTTAAGGCCAGCCATGGCTAAGTTAGTTCAGACCCTAGGCTCAGTAGCTTTAGCGCAGGATGCTTTAACCCTGGCGATGGATGTAAGTGCAGCTAGTGGTATTGACTTAAACACAGTTGTATCAGATTTGGCTGCTGCTCAACTTGGTAACACAAAAGGCCTAAGAAAATATGCACTTGGCCTTACACAGCTTGAACTTAAAACCATGTCGGCAACTGAGATTATGGCTAAATTTAATGACATTTTTGGCGGCGGTGCTGCCGTAGCAGCCGATACCTTTGCAGGTAAATTGGCGCGCATTAAGGCTGCCTTAGATGAGGCTAAAGAGTCGCTAGGTAAAGGCATTATCGATGCGCTTATTGTCGCTACTGGATCGCAGGATATTGAAGCATTACAACAAAAAATTATAGATTTCGGCAAATACGCCGGGGAGTCAATCACCAGACTAGGCCAAGTAGTTCAAGATTTCTTACCTGTTATTAAAACAGTAGGTGCAGCCTTTGCTGCCTTATTCGTAGTTGGCAAGATTCAAGCTGGCGTAACTGCAATTATAAGAATAATGGGCGGCCTTACTAAAGCTATGAAGGCTT